CAAATGGTATAATGTCAGACATAAATAATGATATAACACCGAACCGTGGTGTAGAACTTATACTTACTGGAGGAAAAAGAAAACAACCTAAACTTTTTCATCTTATATTTGAGAAGATGATTTCATTCTTCAAACGAGAAGTAACCATCTATCTTGAATTTTCGATAAAGTCAAGGAAAGTCGAGTAGTTTCCCAGGAGAAAAAAATGTTGGCAACTAGTTTAGTTATAGGTTCATTCTTAACCGTACTATTTTTTATAATGGGTCTCATGTTGGGTTGGGTCGGCAGAGAATATATGATGACTCATCAGGAAGGACCAAAGCAAATTGCCTATCATCCAGAGTTTTATAATAAGGATGGCGATCTTATTGACGAAGAAATCGTTTCCGTAAGATTTGAACCAGGATACTTTGATGGTATTGATGATGAAGATGATGATGAAGAAGAATAAACTCTAAATATCATTAAGATTATAATTACATATTAAACAATTATGACAGCGACAAAAACAAAAGCAAAAACAACTCCAGCGGTAAGTATTGATTTGCCAGCAAATCCTTTTACCTTTGAGGTTCTGAATTTAGTATCTAAGCAAAGAACCAATATTAAAAAAGTTGAAGTTCTACAAAAATATAATGACCCATCACTCAGGGCAATTTTTATCTGGAACTTTGATGAAAGTTTGACATCTGCTCTTCCAGTAGGTATTGTTCCTTATTCAAGTGTGGGAGAGCAAGGTTCATTTAGTGGAACCCTGAGTGAGAAGATTGATGATGCCGTAGGGAAAATGAGTGAACTTGGTTCCAATTCACTTGGATCACAAGATCAGGGTTTTTCATCAATTCGCAAAGAATATTCAAAGTTTTATAATTTTATTAAGGGTGGTAATGATAGTCTGAGTTCTCTTCGTAGAGAAACTATGTTTATTAATGTTCTACAAGGTCTTCATCCTTTAGAAGCAGAGATTCTGTGTTTGGTAAAAGATAAAAAACTTGAGACGAAATATAAAATTACAAAAGAACTTGTTTCTCAGGCATACCCAGAAATTGTATGGGGAGGTCGTTCGTGAGTAAAACTGTAGTAGTAGAGGAAGAAATTATGCAGTGGACTCCAGAAGAAAAAAAAGAAACTTCTTCTCGTTACGGTTGTGAAATTCTTTTTGAACGTACTAATCTTGCTCAAGTAAAAGATCCTTCTTTACCAAATGATGCTTATCTAATTCTTTATCGTGTGGATGGTGAGACTCATGTAGACTTATGTCGTGGAACTAGAGTTAAAATCTTTGATATGTACTATGATAAGTTTGGACCCGGATCGGTTCAAAAAATTGACTTTGGATACGGAAGAGTATCTCCTAGACTATGGGGATACAGGGCACCCGAAAAGAAAAGGCGAAAGTGATTTCCTAGAAAGGCGGAAAAAAATCCCCCAAAAAATTCACCCAAAAAGGGTTTTCAAGAGAGGATTGACAAGTCCTCTCTTTTTTTGTATAATGAATTCAAAATATCAATCTAAATGGATACTGAAAGATTAAAACTCATTATTCGGAATATGGAATTGCTTTTAGATTCTCTCAAGGCAGAGATATATTCTGATATACCACAATACAAGTATGATGACATTAAACCAGAGGAAATTGACTATGATGAGGTTTTTTAACTGATGTCCGTAAGAGCAAAAAAACTTGTAAAACTACTAGAAAGATTGATTAGGCAAGATCACTTATATTCTAATGAAGAACTTAAGAAAATGAAATCACAACTGCGAGTTGTCAAAGAAGAACTTGCAGAATTAGAAGCAAAAACATCAAAAGGATTTGGAAAATGAAACCAATTAAAGCAAAAGACCTTCTTGAACTTGACCGTTATATGAAAGTTGTGATGATTCGTCAGACACAACTTCCACAGACTCTTGTTTATCAGGCAGGTAAGAATGATTATAGTGAAGACCCTATTCACACTAAGTTTCCTCCTGCGGAAAAGGAATGTGGCAAATGGGTAATTGAGCAACTTCTGGCAAATGAGAGAGGGCACTGGGGACCTCTAGAGCATCCTGCCATTTCTTTGGATTGCGTTGGGTTTGTTCATAATGTAATGGTTCAGGCACGAACTCACCGTGTTGGAGTTTCTTTTGATGTTCAGTCTCAGCGTTATACCGGTCGTCGTGTATTGAAGGTTGCGACTGGTGACCTGAAACCCGAAGAGGTTTTCTATGTGCGTCCAGAAGGTCTCTATTTGGACCGTAAAGGGCACAAGTATGAATGGACGAAGGATGACTACGAAAGGCAACTAAAGTTCTGTCTGGCGGCATCTGAGAGGTATGCTGAGGGTTATAATACTCGTGGTATGGCAGAGGAACATCTTCGTGATTACCTTCCTCAGAATATCCGCCAGAACTTTGTGGTTTCGTTCTCTCTCCGTGCCGCACTTCACTTCCTTGACCTTCGTGCTAAACTTGATGCTCAGGTAGAAATTCAGGCATTATGTGAAGGTATGGTTCCAGTAATGAGAGAATGGGTTCCAGAAATCTTTAGTTATTATGAGGAAAAGCGTCTACACAAAGCACGACTTTCTCCCTAAATATTTTGTAAATTATTATACCTAATGCCTACTTACAGATTTGAGAATACAGAAACAGGTGAAATCTTTGAGAAATGGATGCTTATGGCAGACAAAGACCCATATCTCAAAGAAAATACTCATATCAAACCTCTTATACCAACACAAATGAATGTTGGTGAAGTGGGGGATTGGAGAAATAAACTAACCTCCAAACATCCTTCGTGGAATGATGTACTCGGACAAGCTCAGAAAATGCCCGGTTCAACTGTAAAAAAACTTTAAACACTTATGGCAAGAAGAAAAAGAGCAGAGCAACAAAATGATGTTGGTCTTACCACTCGTCAAGCAAAGCGTAAAAAACCGTTAAGCGGTGAATATCTAGTAGATATTGACCCACTCACTGATAATCAGAAAAAACTTTTTGATTCTTATGCGGAACAAAAACATTTAGTTGCCTATGGGTGTGCCGGTACTGGTAAAACTTTTATTACTCTTTATAATGCTCTTCGTGAGGTTTTGGATGAAAAAACACCTTACGAAAAAATCTATCTTGTCCGTTCTTTAGTTGCCACAAGAGAAATTGGATTTCTTCCTGGTTCTTATGATGATAAGTCGGATATTTACCAAATTCCTTATAAGAATATGGTAAAGTATATGTTCCAGATGCCTTCTGATGCTGAATTTGAGATGCTTTATGGCAATCTCAAGGCACAGGAAACCATTAAGTTCTGGAGTACTTCATTCCTCAGAGGAACCACGCTTGATAATTCTATTATTATTGTGGATGAGTTCCAGAACGCAAATTTCCACGAATTATGTTCTATTATTACTCGTGTGGGTGAAAACTCCAAGATTATGTTCTGTGGAGATGCTACTCAATCTGATTTAATAAAAACAAATGAAAAAAATGGTGTAATTGATTTTATGAAAATTTTGAGAACTATGCCGTCTATTGATATAATTGAGTTTGGTATTGATGATGTGATTCGTTCAGGATTGGTTAAGGAATTTTTAATCGCCCAACACGCACTCGGATTATAATAATATGTCTAACTCGTAGAGGTTTAGATTTATATAAATAATTATAACCTTTTATGAGTTAGACAGTGTATAATATTTACTTAATTACCAACCTTGATAATAATAAAAAGTATGTTGGACTAACAAAGTTTTCTATCACGGAAAGATTTTATCAACACGTAAAAAGAGGATTTCTTCTAACTGAGGCAATCAAAAAGTACGGTGAAGATAAGTTTTTTATTGAATTGATTGAAGAAGTTGATACTGCTGGAAGAGCATATGAATTGGAGCAGTATTATATTAAAGAGTATAATACCAAAGTTCCTTATGGTTATAATTTAACTGATGGTGGCGACGGCATTTTTGGTTGGGAAGTAACCGAAGAATATCGTCAAGAATGTTCCGAAAGAGTTAAACAACTTCATAAAGAAAAAAAAGTTGGTATGTACGGTAAGAATCATAGTGATGAAACAAAAAGAAAAATGAGTGTCGCCTCAAAAGGTAAATCAAAACCTTGGTTAATTGGAAGAAAACTGAGTCCAGAATCTATTGAAAAATTGCGTCAAATAAATCTTGGTAGAGTTCTTAGTGATGAAACTAGAAAAAAAATTAGTGAAAATCATCACGATGTAAATGGGGAAAATAATCCTATGTATGGAAAAAAGCACTCTCCAGAAACTATTGAAAAGTTAAGAGAAAAGGCAAAAAATCGTCCAAAGAGAGTTTGGATTAATAATGGTATTGAAGAAAAACTTATGAATATTGACGAATCTATACCTATGGGTTATAATAAAGGAAGAGTGAGGTCTTAAATGTTTAATCATCTTGATAATGTACTTCCTCAACTTGAGAGAGCAACAATTGATGGGGTCCGATATTACAGCATCCCAGATGGAGACCAACTACTCAAGATGGTCTCCATCACCTCAGTAACCAGTCATTTTAATAAGGAAATCTTTGTCAAGTGGCGTAAGAGAGTTGGTGTAGAAGAGGCAGATAAAATCACCAAGGCAGCAACCAGTCGTGGAACTGATATGCACACTCTGGTTGAGAACTATCTTTATAATAGAGAGCTTCCTCCGGTTCAACCCATATCAGATTTTCTTTTTAAGATTGCTAAAACTGAACTGAATAAAATTGATAATATTTACTGCCTAGAAGGTGCTTTGTATAGTAAGCAACTTGGTGTGGCAGGAACAACAGACTGTATTGGGGAGTTTGATGAGGAACTTGCCGTAATTGACTTTAAGACTTCTAAAAAACCAAAACCCAGAAATTGGATTGAGAACTATTTTGTTCAGGC